TTCGGGTCGTACTTCAGGGTGTAGCTCACCTGATTGCCGCGCTCCTCGAGTGCTGTCGCGCCGTCTTCCTCAACGCCGGTGATCCAGTACTTCTCCAGAAGGCGCAGGTACTGGTACTGCTCTTCCGGAGTGGCTTCGGCTGCCGTCACCAGCTTGTCGCCCATGCCCAGCGTGCAGATCGTCGGAATCGTCGGGAAGCCCACGATCGTCGTGCCGCTGTAGGTCTTGAGCTTCTTCACCGGATAGCCCATTTCGCGGTACTGCTCGATCAGCGGATCGTCGTTGCGGAACTGAACCCAGCGCAGGTACTCGCGCATCGACGGCAGGTGAGCGCCCTCGGTCAGACCGAAGAGCTTGGAGGTGGTGCCGGCCGGCTTGATGGTCGTGTTGGTGTGCGGAACAGCGACGCCCAGCTGCGTTGCATAGGTGCGAGCCTCTTCTTGCACAGCCCGCTTGAAGCGAGACAGCGTCAGCCAGAAGTCCTTGCTCTTGACCTCATCGACAATGTCCTTCCAGCCGAAGCCGAAGCGAGCCCAGGCGTACTCGTGCAAGCCGGTGATGCCCACGCCGATGCGGTTCGTGCGCTTGACTTCCTTGTGGTACAGGGAGTCCATCAGGTTCGTGCGGATCAGCGCACGGGTGGCGGTACGGAAGGCGTCTTCAGCGTCGTCATCCCACTCTTCCACGCCCGAGTCATCAATGACTGATGCAGCCATCCCCTTCATGTAGTTGGCGTGAAACGGAACAACGTCCGCGATCACGCAGTAGCCGCCCAGGGCGCCCAGAACGATTTCGCCGCAGGGGTTCGTGATCGTCTTGTACTTGCAGCCCTGCCAGGCTTTCGCCAGGTCAGCGGTCAGGCTCAGTGTCTCGGTGTCCAGCTTGTAGCGAGCCGACTCAGCGAAGTTTCCGTCCATCAGCACTTCAGTGCCTTCGTCGCTCCAGGTCAGCTCCTCGACGTTGATGAGGCCAGGCTCGCCGGTGCCGTCGTGGTAAGCGGCATCGCACAGAGCGTCGAACACGGCATGAGCGTGAGCTTGGAGCTCCGAGTCGAAGTCGCCTTTGATTGCGGCCAGGTCGCCCTTGACGTATGCCCAGAACTCGTTGTCCACCGTCACGGAGTTGTTCGAGCTCCACAGGAAGCCACCGCGCTTGACCTGAATGAAATCCAGCACGTTCTTGTCACGCCAGGTCTTCGTAGCCATACGAGCGGCACGACGAGCGCCACCCACCAGCACACATTCGGCAACGTAGTGGTCGGCATACATCGCAGCACGCCAGGGAGACATGCCGGCGTCACGCAGCTTGGCCACATTCGACAGTGCGGTCATCATCGGGCCAGGGCCAGATGCAGGGCGGTTCTGCATACCACCGATCGGTGCGCCACGCGGGCGAACCTTCGAGAAGTCCAGAATCAGCACATCGTTGCGTTTGTCGCCACGCCAGGCCATGTACTCCATCTTCTCGATGGCTTTGGCCCAACCCTCACGCGAGTCGGGCACTTCGAAGACGTGGATGGTACGACCTGCATACAGATGCTTGGCCGTACGCATGTCCAGAGCATTGATTTCGCCCGTCTGGCAGTCCTTGTGCATCATGTCGATGACGCAAACGGTGATCGGCAGGCTGTTCAGATCAGCGCGGATCATTTCGTTGTCGTAGGAGCGGCCGACACCCGAGCCATTGAGCAGCAGATAGAAGGTGAGGAAGGTCGAGGCTGCAGTCGAGCAGTTCGTGAAAACTTCCATGTTGCGCATCGGCTGAGTCTCGTCGCCGTGCTGCAGGTGGCGACCCGACATGAGGATCGACGCTTGGCGCAGGTGGTGGTGCATCTTGTTGAACTCGAACAGGCGCTCTTCCTGTTCGGGATGCAACATCGCATTGCCGGTGGCTACGCGGGCTGCAACGTCCTCCCACTTCTCTACCTCGATGTGGCCGACGACGTTCAGCAGAGCGCGAACGATCAGATCGTCGCCATATTCCACATGGTAGGACTCGATCACGATGTTGTTCGAGCGGCACCATTCATCGACCTCGTGATCCAGCGCCATGTCGTCACGACGGGGAAGCTCGACGGTCTTGATGTAGGGCTCGACGGCGCGAGTGATCTTGCGGTTGATCGTGCGATCCGCGACAGCATCGCCAATGCCTTTGGCGTATGTGCGTGCGGGGGTTTCGGACGAAGAAATCATAGGGCTCCTTGTTGGTTGGAATTTGAAGAAAAGGACGCGAAGTCTACTTCATTCGTGACTTACACGCCATATAAGAACTCACCATGCGGTGCCGATGTCCGAGGTCGGCTTGTCAGGGTCTGCGCTTATATAAGGTTCAGGCTTCAGCATGGATACCGAAGTTCCTGGAATCTCGTTGAAGTGGGGCTCGATCAAGGCTTCTCCGAGGTCAGCCACCAGGGCCGTAGACCCTTTTCTGACTGCGGATTTTCCACTCGGGCATTGCACCGACACATTGTTTCCGCGCTGATTGGCGCAATAGGCATTCATCACGAACTTGCGCTCGTCACGAAGCAGATCGGCCTGATGCTTCACGGTGATGGTGCAATGTGGGCATCCGACGCAGTCAGGTGCATCTTTGGCGATGGCGTGCTTGAGCTTCTCGCCGTTCGAATAGGTCAAGTTCCGTTCAAAGCTCTTAGCGTCGGGCATGGCTTGTGCCACAAGGCGAGGCACTGCCCAGCTGATGCGAAGCGGCGCGCCGAAGACCGTTGGGCGATCCTCGAAGGTCTGAGCCTTGTACTTGACGCCCGAGTGCATCAGCTCTTTGGCTGCGCGCCAGATCGAGCCGTCCGTGATCGTGACGCCGGCGGTTCCACTCGCTGCGGTCGTGAGCTTGGACCAATTAACGGAGCTCGCCTCGTCAACGATCATTGTTGACGCCTCGAGCCCTCTGATCTTGCCGACTTCCTGGGCGATGACGCCCTGCATTGCGCTTGTTCTTGCCATAACTGCATACTCCGTGACTGATAACATTATTCACGGGTGACTGAGGGTGTTATGCGGCGGTCTTGATCCCTCGGTAGATCGCCAGCGCTTGCTGGAGCTGAGTCGAATCCAGTCCGGCGTTGATTGAAGCCACCGCATCGGCCAGGTGCTCGTTGGCGGCCGTAGGTACGCGCTTGCCCTTCAGGGTTCGCATTCTCCACGGCGCATCGGGGAACCGATTCATCGCCCACTCGATCATTTCACCCTTTGTGGCGGAACGAATGCCGGTGGCCTTCTGCTTGACCTCGGAGGGGAACACCTGAATGAGCGGGATGGGACATGCCGCCAGAACGCCCGTCACCAGTCCCGAGTTGAAGTTGGCAGCCGCGTAGCCTGCTGGGTTGCAGAATGGAATCTCACTGATGGCGAACGAAGCGTCTTCACACGCCTCGATCATGCCGTCCTTGACGATGCGGGCGCGGCGCAGATCGTCCGACTGCTTGATGACGCCCTTCTTCGATTCGCTTTCCGTCTCCACCAGAATCAGGTCATCGACCGTCCACTCCATTGTCGATACGTCGAGTGTCGCCTTGGCGATACCCCAGTTTGAAGTTGACGGGTCCATGCCCACGATCTTAATCTTCATCATTAAACCCTTTCGGTCCCACCGACTTCACCTTCACTCGAAGGATGGAGTAGCCGACAGACTCCAACTCCTCGATTACTGCGCGATTCAGTTTGGGCGTGTTCTCAGGCCAGTGATCGTGAGCCGCAACTTCCAGACATTCTTCTTTGCTGTTCCGTACGCCATTGCGTACGTACTGCCCTTTTCTCGTCAGTGCCCATTGCCGCATCACCAGCTCCCGAATCCGATGTCTTTGTAAGTCTCGAACCGATCGGCCAGCTTCTGCTCTTCAGCCTTCTTGGCCATCTCCACCTTGATCTCCGACTGCAGCTTGTGCAGATCGCCGACCCGCTCTCGGATGAAATCCTTGAAGCCGTTCAGATGCGCGAACGCCTGCTGCTCGTCCATCTCCATCTCGGCGTAGTCGGACACCATCACCGGCTTGAACACGAAGATGATCTTGCCGCGCTTGCCCATGTACGCAGACACGGGCTGAAAGTCCTCCATGCCCATGTGCGCCTGCTTGCTGTAGCCACCTGTACTCTTGCGGACGGTGAGCGTGACTGGCGCCGAAAGCATGAAGGTCTCCGTAGTGGCCTTCATCGCTTCGGACATCTTCTTGGAAATCTCCTCGAGCGCCAGTTCCTCTTCAGATTTTGTCGGTTGCTCCATTTTGAACTCCTCCAGCCCGCGTTCTTTCAGGGCTGACTTATCGGTAGTATAGCCAGGGGTCAGCAGAAGATGCGCCATTTCAGCGGCAAACTTCTGCCGGTCGAAGTTGCGTGGCTCGTCTCTATTTGTGAGTAGAGCCGCTGACTTTTCCATAGCCCTTCTCCTTCGTGACGGTGATGACTTCGTCGATCCAATCGCTGAGCGAGTTGTGGCTGATGACCAGCACCGTGCCGCGCTCCTTTGCCTTGTCGTTCAACACCGTCATCAGGCGCTCCAGACCGGATTCGTCCAGGGCGTGATCGACTTCGTCGGCGATGAAGATGTTGATGGGCTTCGTGGCGCGAGACGCGACCATGTCCTGCAGGGCCATCGCGCACGCCAGGCGAACCTTGCGCTTCTCGCCGCCCGACAATCCATCGAAAGACTCGGCCCCCTTGTCGTTCGTGACCTCGATCTGGAACTTCTCCTTGACCTCGCCTTTGGCGTTCGTGGTGAGCGTGTTCCAGACGGCATGAATGTTGTCGTCGGCCAGTGCCGACAGGTAGTGGCTCGTCCGATCGTTCAGGTACGGCGTGACGGTATCCAGAACGTGCGCTCTTACACCCGCCGGCCCGTACACGGAAACGGCGTCCTGCAGAATCTCGACTCGCTCTTCGGCCACGCGCCGCTTCTCGTCGGTCTGCTTGATGCTCTCCTCCAGCTCCTTCAGAGCCTTCTCGAGCAACGCCTTCGTCGCGGTATAAGGATTGTCATTTTTCGACCAAGCGCCGGCCGCCAATTTGCGCTTCTCGACATCCGCTTCGATCGGTGCTTTCTCCTTCTTCAGCACCTCGATCTGCGCCAGCTCGTCTTGCAGAACGCGCTGTCGCGCAGCCATTTGCGATACGTCAGTCATGCGCGACTGGTACGCAGTGGCGGCGTCTTGCGCTTCTTGCGCTTGAGCCTTCGCGGTCTTGTACGATTCAGCAGCAGCGCGAAGCACAGCTTCGGCTTTCTCCACGTCGGCCTGACGCAGCTTCTTGACCGCCTCCAGGTCGTGCTCGCAGTACGCCTTACCGCACTCTCCACAGGGCTCGCCCACCTTGTCGCTGACCGTCCGAAGTGCTTCGACGGCATCGGTGTGCGCTTTCTTTGCCATGCGGGCGGTCGTCTCGGCGCTGGCAAGCACTCTGGTTCGCGTGGCGACTTCGTCGTTCAGACGCTTGAGCTCCACCTGTTCGTGCTTGACGGACGAGAAGGTCATCGAAATCGCCAGCAGCTCCTTGCCCCGATCCTTGAGCATTTCAGCGTCAATGCGCCCGCCGAGCTCCACGATCTTCGTCTGAAGCGGGATGATCTTGGCGAGTTCCGCCTTCGCATTGGGCTTTCGCTGCGCTTCGAAGTCGGCGTACTTTGTGTCTTCGTCCGAAAGTCTTGCCACTGCCGCTACGTGCTGCGTGGCGTGCGTGTTCGTGAGCGTCTCAAGCGAGGCGAGCTCCTTCTGAGCTGCGTTCAGGCGCTCACGGGCGATCTGGTGAGCTTTTGCCAGAACCTCGGTGCCAGCCGCCTCCTCAATCATGAGCTTCAGCTGCTTGTCCGTCATTGCGGGCAGATCGGGCATCTTCTCCTGACCAGCGTAGACGGCGGCCTGGAAGACCTCGAGGCTGCAGCCGACGATCGCGTTGATGACCTCCTGCGTCTCCTTCTCCGTGCCTTTGTGCAGGTCGATCGGAATGGTTCCGGCTACCGGATGCTTCTGCTGCACGAGCGTGGCGTTCTTGTGCGTCGAATCCTTGCGGTGACGCATCACGCGCCACTCGTCCGTGCCGTCCGACAGGTAGACCTCGACACTGCAGTCCTTCTTGGCTGTCTTGTTGACGACCGCATCGGTGCTGACGCCTCGTGCGGTGACGCCATACAGACCCCAGCAGATCGCATCCGCGATGGACGACTTGCCCGCGCCGTTCGAGTCCGCGCTGGTGTCGTCCTTGTTGTCGCCCTGAATGAGCAGCAGCCCTCGACTGTCCAGCTCGATCTCGGCGTGCTGAATGGTGAGGAAATTGTTGATGATGACCTTGGTGATGTTCATGCGGCCTCCCGTGCCTCTTTCAGAATCTCGTCGCACAGAACGGCGAGTTCAGCCTTGCGCCCATAGTCGGCGCCCTTGATGTAGTCCGAGACGCTGACCTCCAGCGATGCGCCCGCCTTGACGGTCGAGGCGGTGCGAGTGACGCCCGACTTGGGCTGGCTCACGATCGTCACGCCACGAGCGCCCTCGCCTTCGAGAAACTTGCGGAGGTCTTCAATCTCGGAAGTCTTGCTGCTGAAAATTTTGGCACGCACGTAGTTGCCATCGACGATCAGCGGAATCTCTTCGGGCTTGGTTGAACCGTCGATCTCCACAAAGCTCGGTGCGTGGCTTGCATGCCACTTCACTTCGCTGCCATCGACGATGACAAAGCCAGCCTTGGTGCCGATGTCGCCCCAGGTCTGATGCGTGAGCGCGCCGATGCTCCACACGCGATCGTGGAGCTTCTTGTGGTGGTGGTAGTGGCCCGCGAAGGTCTTGACGAACTTCAGCTTCGCCAGGTACTCGGCATCCAGCCCGTGATCGGGGAGCCCTTTGATGACACCGTCGATGCCTGCGTGAATGATGAGGTCGCAGTTGGGTGCGTCCATTTCATCCTGCAGCTTCTCCAGCGTCTGCTTCAGGTCTGCGGTCTTGCCGATGTACGGCACGAGCGCCAGCCCTTGACGCGGCAGTACGGTCGGCTGGTTGATGATCGTGCAGCCGACTTCCTTCAATGCGGTGATCGCGCTCGATACGTCCGCAGCGTGTCGCCCTTCAAGGTCGTGGTTGCCTGCGTTGATGATGATCTTCATCCCCGCGTCCACGATCTGCTTGTAGGTGGCAAGAGTCGGATTCAGAACCGAGGGCGCCACCGAGCCGCGAACGTGGAACAGATCGCCGGCGTGAACGAGCGTATCGCCACCAGCCTTGAAGACTGCGTCGGCCGCTCGGTGCGTCTCCAACAGAATCCATTCGAGACGCGAGTTGATGCCGTCTGCCGTTGTGTGCGAGAACGCCGTCCAGTTGTGGTGGTGCGTGTCGCTGATGATTCCATATGGTTTCATATTCATCCGTGACTTACTTCTTTTTGTAGAAAATATGGGTGCCCATCTTCTTTGTCCGCTCGACCGTGTGACGCCATGCAGGCGCAACGTAGCTCGCGTGATAGAAGGTGGCCCCGCCGGTGAAGTCCATATCGGGGCGCTTGAGCGCGTTCTTGGCGATGCGAAGCGCGAGGTTCCAGGAGTACTCGTCCTTCGGGTAGCCCTGACGCTTCAGAACAAAGCGACCGCCCTCCTTCTGCACCAGCTTTGTCGTCCACGAGAACTGGTGCTTGGCTGTGACCACATCGCAAACGTCAGCCTTCTCACCCTTCGCACGGTTGAGCGTGACGTTGGCGACAGCGTACTGAGCGGGGATCATTTCCGAGCGGGCTTCCCAATAGATATTGAGCGCAAGACATATCAGCGCGGACTCAAGAATCATTTCGCTTCCTTATTTCAATCACCTGAAATAGCGCCTTGTAGAAGTGAGCTACCGTTTCCAGCTCCTCAACAGTCGCGTTGTTTTTGATGCGGTTGGCTTTGTGCGAAACCACAATGATGTTGTCCTTCACGTACCCCAAGCTCGGTATCAGTCGATCAACTGTTGGCGCGTTATCAGCCACTCCGCCCTTCGGGTTCGTGGATCGCTCCAACCTGATTCCCAACACCGGGCAATACTCGGGAGTTGCCGTCGCAATGTCTTCAACGGTAAGTGTGCAGGGAACGCCTTGCTGTTTGGCCCGAGTGCGAATGTTGTGTAGAACGAAGATTTCAGGACGGTTTTTGTAGTAGTCCCTGGATCGCTCTCGGATTTTTTCGCGATTCGCCTCACGATAGGCCGCCCTTCTGGCATTGATCGCCTCCTTGTTCGCGTCACGCCATGCTTTATTCGCCGCAGCGCGCTTCTCCTTGTTGGCTTCGCGGTACTTGCGCTGATACTCCCGTTGGTCGATTGCTTCCGTTGTGGACATTCTTGTTTTGCTTTGATTGCTACGATTAGCGAATTATAAGTCAGTCATGACGGGCTTTCTGCGCTTTTTACCGGAGTCTCATTGCAGCCTCGACGTTGTCCAAGTTCATCGCAGGAATGATCTTGAAGCGATTCAGCGGCAGGCACCGCTGCAGAATGTTGTCGGGGTTGGTGAACGATCCAGGCCCGAAGAAGTCCTCGATAGGCGTGACCCAGAACAGCTTTCGCTTGCCCTGCCGAACGACCACGCCGGCGGCCTTGTAACCCATGCTGATCGTGTCTTCCAGCGCGATGCGCTCGATGCCCCAGGCGTTCCTCTTCTTGTAGACGTGGCGCATCTGACGGTGAGCCAGATACAGGCCGCGCCCGTCATCCAGCTCGTACCATGCGCCGCAGTGTTTGAAGTTGACCTTGTGTTCCTTAAATTTCATCCGTGACCCTTCGCAGCTTCACGACCGTGGCGGTCTTGTGTGGCTGGACGATGTGAGGGCCGTAGATGCGTTGAAGGAGCTTGAAGAGTCTGTCGGCGCTTTCGCCGTCGTTCTTGTCGAGCTCCGTATGGTTTTCGAACGCGAAGCAGGCGCACAGGGCACCCACTGGACCGACCGATACATCGAGAACGGTGGCGCGTCCGAACACTACCTTTCTCTTCTCGTCCATCAGAAAGACTTCATCGCCTTCCGCAAGGCTTGCGAACCGCTTGCCCATGCGGAAGGTGTTGAAGACTCCGTTGACGCCCACAACGGGCGGAATAAAGCCGATGACGACCGTCTCCAAAGCGCTTTCTCCTGGGTTGAAAGCCCAGTATAGAAAGCGCTTCGAGCGGCTTTACTTCGGCAAAAGAGCCACGAGCTCCGCGAACGAGCCCTCGGTGCGAATCTTCTCGGCCAGCGCCTTGACGAAGTATTGCTTGCCGTCCGTCCAGGTCACTCGAGGCTTGCTGTACGTCACCATCTTCTCGGCGATCAGGTACTCCAGCAGCGACAGCACCGTGTCGAACGTCGCCACACCGGAGTCGTCGAACACCAGACGCAGGCTCGTCTCCTGGAAGGGCTTGGTCATCTTCGACTTCACGCACTGGATGGAGATGTTCTGGCCAATGAAGGTCTTCTCGCCGTCCTGTGCCTCCATGATCTTCTGACGACCGAGCGCGAGGCGTGCTGTCGCATAGAACTCCATCGCCTTGCCGCCAGGCGTCGTGCGCGGATCGCCGTAGACCACGCCAGGCTTCAGGCGCATCTGGTTCAGATACAGGAACGTCGCGTTGAACTCCTCGCAGTGCTGCGCCATCGCTTTGAGCGTTGTCGAGGTCACGCGAGCCAGCGCCGTCGTGTCGTTCATCGTGTACTCATTGATCTCCTTTTCTGCCTGGCTTTGGGGCAAGGCTGCGGCGATCGAGTCGAACACGAAGAGAATCGGCGCGTCGTCAGGAATTGCCTTGCTCTGACGAATGATCTTGCAGGCTTTCGCCGCGACGACATTGCCCTCCTCCCAGGTCTTCGGCTTGGCGTAAATCCAGTACGGACGCTCTGACTTCAGCCCGAAGCTCTCGGCGAGGCTAACGTCGAACGAGCGCTCCCAGTCGATGAAGCCTGCGACGCCGCCCATGCGCTGCGCTTCGACCATCCACTTTGTCGCCAGCGCAGTCTTGCCAGTGGAAGACTCACCGAACATTTCCACCATGCGACCGAACGGCAGGCCGCCGTCGTAGCGACCCGACATGATCTTGTTGAGCGGAGGAAAGCCGGTGTTGATGAACCGGGTCACTTGTTGGTTGCCGGCGTTTTCGCCCAGCTCTTTCTCCAGGGATGAAATCAGGTCTGCTACGGACATAGTTAAGCCTCGAATGGTTTTGTGAAGTGGTCGATGTTCTTGGTGATGCTGCCAAACGCCAGCTCCGCGCACAGGTCGTGAAAGCGTCCAACGTCCAGAGCACCCTTGCGAAGCTCGACGGCTTCAGGCTTGGGCTTCTGGACGCGAAGCAGCTGCATCATGGAAAAGTTTCGGGCAAAGAGCTTGCGCCCCTCCCCTTCGTAAAGGCTCACAAGTGCTTTCTTCGTGGGCTTGTAGCTGCCGTCCTCGCATGCCTTCCAGAAGTTCTTGACGCTTCCGAAGGTGGCCAGCAGGTCGATTGCACCCTTCTCTCCGATGCCGCCCACACCGCTGATGCAGTCGGACGAATCGCCCTGAAGGCATTTGCCCTCGAGGAACGCAAGCGGCGTCTTGTAGGCCGTCTTGTCGAAGAAGTTGGCCATCGTGACGATCTTGGCGTCGTCGCGCATGTCGCGCCATGTAACGCCAGGTCGCACCAGTTGAAGCCAGTCGCGGTCGCCGGAGATGAGCGTGATTTCGTTGCCAGGCTTCTGGGTAAGCTCCGTCACCATGTAGCCGGCCATGTCGTCCGCTTCATGCGTGGTCACGCGCATCTGGCGCACACCAAGCGCCTCGACGATGTCCTTGATGAACGGTCCCTGCTTTTGGTACGCCTCCTTGATCGCAACCTTCTTGGGGTCGTTGTCGCGATTGGACTTGTAGTCAGGGTTGAGCTTGAAGCGCCAGTCGGCGTGACCGTCCCACAGCACGATCGGCACGGAGTCGGGGTACGTCACCCGCAGTTCGCGCATCGTCTTCGTGAAGCCGAAGATCGCTTGCGTCTCCATGCCGCCTGCGTTGAGCTTGGTGGCGTAGTGACAGGCGTACCCGACACTGTTGCCGTCGATCAGAAGGTATTTCATGAGAAAAGTGTCCCAACCTGGGTACGTTTGTACCCAGGGTGAGAACATCCTTCACTGGTGAGTTAGGTGAGGTCGCCGAGCAGATCGTCCAGCTCGTCGGTCATCGCCGGAACGGGCTTCGCAGCAGCGCGGGCGGGAGCCGGAGCCGCGTCTTCCACATCGGCGTGAGCCAGTGCGGGACGAGTGGTGGTCGGACGGTCGCTGCCCAGGATGCCGGCCACGTTGTTGATGGCGGACAGAGCCTTGCGCTTTTGCTCGTCGCTTTCCATCTGAACGTACTCGTCCAGGTTGTGCAGCTTGGCCTTCACGGTCTTGGGCACGGCATGCTTCTTGGGCGACACCTGCACGGAGTACTTGGTGTTCAGACCCTTGCCCTCGCGGTTGATCGTGATGATCTGAGCGCCTTCCGGATCGAAGATCGAGGCAGCCCACTCTTCAACCGCATCCACCAGACCACCGAAGACCGAGGTACGGACTTCCAGAATCTGCGGGGTGTTGGGGTCTTCGCTGTCGAGCGCCAGCACGTTCATGAGGTACGAGCGACCCGCCTTCGCCTGCTTGAGCAGTTCGATGGTTTCGTCGTCGCTGGCGGCGTGTTGTGCGCGGTTCAGGCCGTCGCAGATCGGGCAGGGCTTGCCGTAGATCGCTTCGTTGCAGGGGTAGACGGCTTGGATTTGACCAGCAGCGTCCTTGATGTAGTGCTGGCCGAATTCGTGATACCAGACGTGCTCTTCGCCGTCACGCCAGCCAGGCAGCAGAACGTAGCGGTTGGCACCGGGTTGAGGCTTGATCGTCTTGTCTTTCGACTTCAGAGCGGCCTTTTTCTGTTTCATCAGTTCGAGAAGTTTTGCGGTATCCATTTTTGTGGTTCCTGTTGAGTTGAAAGTTTGTGCCGATCACTTTTGTGCATCGACACTTGCATTATAGCTCACCGCTGACTGAGCCATCAGCGGCAAACCACAATTTTTATTGAACGCCCCGACCATTCTTGAAGGCGTCTTTCGCACGAGCTGCCAGCATGTCGCGCTCGTTCTGCTCGGCCAGGATTCGCACCCCGCCCTTGAACTCTTCGCGCCGATCGGCACCCAGCTGAATCATCATGTCGCGGCGATCGGCCAGGCTGATGACCAGCGACTTGTTGATCGAGGCGATCGTCTCGGCTTCGACCAGCGTGTTCTTGGCCTTCGCCCAGCGCGGGTCGAGCTTGACGGCGTTCTCCACCATCTTCTCAGTGACCTTCTCGCCACCGGCTGCCAGCGCCTTGCGGTGCTCGTCGTAGAGCTTCGCCTCCAGCACATCGAAGCGAACCTTCAGGCGGGAGTGCTGGGCTTCAGCCTGGGCGGCCTGAGAACCGTAGAAGGCGCGCAAACCGGCCTGCTCCATCATTGCCTGGTCGAGCGTGGCTTCGGTCAGCTTGGTGTCGCGGTTGAACTGGTTCACGTCCACGTAGAAGTTGAGCTTGGCACCTGCCGCGCCGGTGG